AATTATGGGCAAGAACGCTAAGCGTCCTTTCTTACACGTTCGTTACCGTGCTTCTGAAGCTGAAGACCGCAGATACAAAACTTGGATTACAGGTTCTGCCGGTGGTGCTGCTACTAGCGACTTAGATGCAATGGAGGTAAACTTCCTTTCTGAGCGTTGCGTATGTACTTTAGGTGCAAACAACTTCGTATTATTCCGTTACGGGTGATAATATAGCAATTAATGGGAGGGTGTCCTTAAAGACACTCTCCTTTTTTAAATTAAATCAAATTAAATTAAATATAAAATGGCAAAAGGTATAACATCAGTAGATAAAGTTTATAGACTAATATCAGGAAATCCCCTATCCTATACATTAGCATCAAGAAATCATCCTCGCTTTCCGCTTATGTGGTTTGACGAGAAGAACAATGTCAATCGTACCTTAAGGTACTCAACCAATCAGAAGTCTCCATTTGAAGATGAGCAAGATGGAAATGCAGTTATAGAACCCATTATTTTTGAAGATGGATTCTTAAGGGTTCCTAGAACAAACCCTGTATTGCAATTATTTTTGTACTACCATCCTTTAAATGGATTGATTTTTACTGAGGTAGATAAAGAAAAAGATGCTGCAGTTGAGGTTGAAGATTTAAATTTAGAGATTGAAGCCTTAGTTGAGGCACGTCAATTATCACTTGACCAAATTGAAACTCTTACAAGGGTAATGTTTGGCAAGGACCCATCAACAGTTTCTACTGCAGAACTAAAACGTGATATTTTAGTGTTTGCTAAAAAAGACCCAAAAGAGTTTTTGAATATCTTGAACGACCCGGACTTGAAATATCAAGCAAAGATTCGTCAATTTTTTGAAAACAAGTTGGTGATTCTAAGAAACAACGATAAAGAAGTATGGTTTAATACCTCCACTAATAAAAAGAAAATGTTATCGGTACCATTTGGAGAAGACCCTTATGAAATGGTAGCACACTACTTACAAAGTGATGAAGGTTTAGATTCATTAAAGATGTTGGAGGCAATTTCAAGCCAATAAAAGAATTTTTTTTTCCATGTCGTGAAGAGGGGGTGCTTATTGTACCCTCTTTTTTTTTATGTATATTTGAAAAAAAAGAAATAATGATAAACTCAGTAAGAAATACGGTATTATCTGTACTGAATAAAAATAATTACGGATATATTTCGCCCTCTGATTTTAATTTGTATGCACAAAATGCACAGATGGAAATCTTTGAAGAATATTTTAGCAGTTACAATGCTGTTATTAATGCAGAAAACGCTCGTACATCGGGTGTTGATTATGCAGATATGGAGCAACCGATTGCTGAAACAATAGAATCTTTTTTACGCACAGATTATTTATCAAAAATTGCAGCAAATAGATTTTCAGTTCCTACTCCTACTACAACAGGATATTATTCTTATTTTCTATTGGACTTGCAATGCAAGCCTGTAACATTAAAAACAGGGACCAATACCTCTGTTGTAAGCAATCAATTAGTTGATAGCACAGCTTTATTCACAACATATGATATTGTAGCAGGAGATGTGGTTACTAACCTCACAACGGGCTTAGTTTCTACAGTTGTATCCGTAGTCAGTAATACAGTGCTTCTATTGGATTCAAATATATTTTTAGCCTCGGGAAATTCATATGGTGTCTTTTCTTCTTCAACTATTGTACAGATAGAAAAGGTTGTTAATTCAAAAATGGTTCTTTTAAACAATTCGAATTTAACACCACCATCAAATGAGTATCCTGCTTATACATTACAAGGAAATGAGATAACAGTTTACCCTATTTCAATAAGCAATAAGGGTCAGGTTCAAGCCACTTATGTTAGATTTCCAAAACCCCCTAAGTGGACTTACATCACATTGTCTAATGGAGAACCTGTATTTGACCAATCTCAACTTGACTATCAAGATTTTGAACTACCCAATGAAGATGAATATAAATTAGTGACAAGGATTCTTCAGTATTGTGGTATGTCTATACGTGAATCTGAGGTTGTACAGTTTAGTATGGCTAATGAACAACAAGAAAAAAACCCATAAAAATATAAGATATGGCATATATATCACAGTATCAATACTACGAGAACGGAGGTGTAGTACCTGAAGATGCTAATTGGGGCTCCTATCAATATGTTAGCTTACAAGATATTGTCAATAATTTCTTGTTAATGTATTCCGGAAACCATTCATTGGTTAATAATGAAGAGCGTTACAAGGTTTTATTTCATGCAAAACGTGCAATTCAAGAATTAAATTATGATGCTTTTAAAGAAATAAAAGTATTAGAATTGACCGTTCCGGATATGCTGAGGTATATTCTTCCATCTGATTATGTAAATTGGGTTCGTGTTTCTTTATACAAAAATGGTTGGTTACGTCCATTGTCTGAGAATATTCAAACGCTTTCATCAAAAGCATATCTTCAGGACAATACAGGACGTATTTTGTTTGACCAATTTGGTAATGCATTGTCTCCTCAATACTCTGAGATTGATTATGATAGACTGACACGTATAAAGAAAAGCATTTACCTTAACCAAGGGAATCAATTTAACGGTCAATTAGGTTGGAACTACGATGGGATGTGGTATTTTGAAGCCAACATTGGTGCTGCTTATGGGTTAAATACAGAGACTGCTAACTTTAATCCTACATTTAATGTGGACCGCAAGGGTGGTGTAATTAATTTTGACTCATCAATGTCAGGAGAGCAATGTATTCTTGAGTATGTGTCAGATGGTATGGAAGGTGGTGACAATTCATTGATTACCGTTAATAAATTATTTGAAAAATATATTTATGCTTCTATACAATATGATATTTTAAGTTCTAAATTAGGTGTGCAAGAATACATTGTTGCTCGTGCCCGAAAAGAAAAAAGTGCATTATTGAGAAATGCAAAAATTAGAATAAGCAATATTCATCCGGGCAGACTCTTAATGAATATGAGAGGTATGGACAAGCAAATAAAATAAAATGGCAAACCTTACAAGAAACTTTATAGCCGGTAAAATGAACAAAGTTATCGATGAACGTCTTCTTCCCGAAGGAGAGTATGTCGATGCTATGAATGTAAGGATGGGTTCAACAGAAAACTCTGAGATAGGAGTTATTGAGAACACAAAAGGAAACCTTCCGCTAACGTCATTAGCTTACACTGACGGGACTCCGTTAAGTTCAATGGCTAAATGTATAGGTGCAATACAAGATAGTGCAACAGAGACGCTGTATTGGTTTGTGCATGACCCTGACTTCCCGGTTGGTGCAACAGGCAAACTTGATTTAATTGTTTCTTTTAATGTCTTCACAAACATTTTAACATACAATGTAATATCTATTGATGATGGAGGTGGTATTAATACTACATTGAATTTCAATCCAAAATATTTAATTACAGGAGTTGACATAATCGATAACAAGTTATTGTTTTTCACTGATGATTATAACGCTCCAAGGGTAATTAATGTAACTAGTAACTACCCTAATCCAATTTCTAACATAGACCAAGTCAGTGCAGAGTCATTACTTGTGATAAAAAAACCACCTGTTGAATCTCCGGCAGTAGAACCGATTGTAACAAATGGTCAAGAGAATTATTTAGATACAAGAAGTTTTAGTATTGACAGTTTCCTAAATGAAGGAATGACTAATTTTTGCAATTCAGCAATCATTACTTATAATTCAGGTGGACCTCTTGTTGTTGGAATTGATTTATTGTTTAAAAAAGCAGATGGCAATATTATAAGGGTTATTGAGAAACTTGATAAGGTAAACTTAGGTCTTGCTAATAACACAGATTATTCATATACATTTACTAATAGTAAAATATTTACCGTTTTATCTGAAGCTGAATTACTGAGGCTGTATGATAATGTACCAAGATTTGCAAAGGCTCAAACAATAATGGGCAACAGATTGATGTACGGAAATTATGTAGAAGGATATGACTTAATTGATGAATTTGGTGCTCCAATAAAATTTGAATATACCACTGCATTAGTATCAGAAGCAATAGGTAATACAAGTATTCCTGATGGACTTTCCAATGGAAACTATTCTATTAATGGAGCCGTAACAGTTACTGATGCTATAGTCACATTTGATTTTGCAGGACAAAATTTAGTAGCAGGTTCTTCAATTAATTTAAATGTAACCATAGAGCACTCTCAGTTTTCAGGAGATACACCTTTTCCAACTGAGGAAACAGGTAGCGTTGATTTGGAATTTTCATTTTTCCTATCAACTTCATATAGTTCTGTGTATGCATTAGCTACAAGTATAGAGTTTGCAAATGCAATTGGTGATGCAAACATTCAAACAGTTGCTAATTCTTGTAATGGTACAACTTTTACTGATGCATTCAATTGTGAAATACCAAATAACTTAGATGCATTTATTAAAAATGCTAGTGGTGTTAGTGCAGTTGGTCAAGCAATAGAGATTATCACAAGTCCGGGTAGCAGTGAAATTGGTTTACAGTTTCCTGCGATGAGGTATGTAGATAATTTGGTTACTCCAACACAAACATTCTATGAATACTATCAGGTTGTTTTTGCTCAAGCCACATTTCAAGAGATAGCAAACCCTCAGAGTTTACATAGCAATCGTGATTACGAGATTGGTATTGTGTACATGGATGAGTTTAACAGAGCAACAACAGCTTTAGTAAGTCCTAACAATACGCAGCATATACCATGTGGATTTTCTGCATTTAAAAATTCTATTCAAGTAACTATACCACCTACTCAGTTACCTCCGGCTTGGGCGACAAGATATAAGTTTGTAATAAAGCCTGACGAAGAGAATTACGAGACAATTTATGTAAGCATATTTTTTGAAGACCCTCTTACAAACAATGCATACTTTCTTCTTGAGGGTGAGAATGCACGTAAAGTTGAGGTTGGAGACAGATTGATTGTAAAGGCTGATTCAAGTGGTGCTACTACATCTTGTGTGTATGCTACTGTTCTTGAGAAATCTTCTCAGAGTTCAGACTTTATTGAGATACCAAGCGACTTAGACCCTACTGTTTTTATTCCTATTCCTGCCGGAGTTTACATGAAAATTAATCCTAACAGTTTTAATATTGTTCAGGACCAACAAGCTATTATAGCACCCGGTACATTAAAAGAGACTGAAGGAAGAGGAGGACCTTGTCCTGTTTTATTCTATCCAATGAATACTGCTAGAACAGTAGGATTTGACCCATTAAACCCTACTTGGGAATTTGAAGATTACGATGTTCCTGCAGGTAGTCGAATACTTCTTTCTATAAAACAATGGAGAAATGGTACAGGTAGTAGATGTGAGGAAAGAAGAAATACATTAGAAACAACTATTATTTCAGGCAACTCATACGATAACATGTATGATTGGTTTATTGGCGAAAATGTAGAGCAGTTTTTAAATGATGGAGTAAGATACGCAGGAGGTGGTAACTGTATTCCTGACAATGAATTTATTCCGGGAACACTATCATCTACTCCACCAACGGATATATGTACTAATTATTATCAATTTTATAGAAACCCTACAACTAATCAACTTCAGTTAATTATAACAGGTACGTTTCCTTGTTCAGGCACTAACATTGGTAGAAGAGTTGACAAAGAATCAAACGTAGAGGTTAATATCACTGTATTCCGTTCAGATAAAACAATAATATTTGAAACACTTCCATCAGATGCCTTGCCGGATGTGTTTTTCGAGAATGAGATGTCATTTGCAATTACAAATGGCAATCATATGGGTAATATTCAAAACCAAAACATAGGAACCGGTACATCTGCTATTGTAGACACTAAGTTTTTTAACTGCTTTGCATTCGGTAACGGAGCAGAAAGCTATAAAATAAGAGACTCAATAGTTGGTAACTCATTTAATTTTGGTAATAGAGTAACAAGCGTGTCCGCTCAAGACTATAAAGCAGCAGATAGATTTGCTGATATTACTTATAGTGGTGTCTACAGTGCTGAATCAAACGTAAATAAGCTAAATGAGTTTAACTTAGGATTGCTTAATTACAAAGTATTGGAGCCATCGTTTGGAGATATTTACATTTTAGATGGTAGAGCAAATGACATTCTTGTGTTACAGGAAGACAAAATATCTTATGTATTGTCTAATAAGAACCTTATATCTGACTCAACAGGAGGTGGTGTTATAGCCTCTGTTCCTGAGGTATTAGGAAACCAAATTACTCGTACTGAAAAATATGGAATTAGTTTTAATCCTGAAAGTTATGTACAGTGGGGTTACGATAGATTTTTTACTGACGTAAAGCGTGGTGCTGTAATTCAACTCAGAGGAGACTCAGTTGGTAATGACCAACTAAAAGTAGTTTCTGAAATGGGCATGAGAACTTGGTTTAGAGATACTTTCAATGAATCATTCAATACTCAGAAACTTGGTGCGTTCGACCCTTACATGAATGAATATGTTCTTTCAAG